CCCGAGCTAAAAACCAAGGTGGCAAATAATGGCTAAAGAAAACAAACCTGCATCAGCTTATGCTGGTCGTTACAAAGAAGTCGATATGAAAGGTGTTGTTACTAAGTCTGGTAATGGTATCTCTGAGTTGAATATCTCTGCCGGTAACGTGGGTAAGTATAACTATGCACCAGAAAAAACTGATGGTATTAAAATCCGTGGCACAGGTGCTGCAACAAAAGGCGTGAAGGCTAGAGGGCCTTTAGCATAGGACTATACCACTATGATGACCTACACCCAGCTTTGTACAAACATTCAAGACTACGTTGAGAATAGTTTTTCTGCAGACCAACTTGCGAATTTTACTCAGCAAGCGGAACAGCGTATCTATAATTCTGTGCAGTTACCTGCATTGCGCAAAACAGCTACGCTGACTGCAACCTCAAGTAGCCCGTACCTAAACTGCCCTAATGACTACTTATCTACATTTTCTTTGGCTGTTATTGATGCGCTGGGTGATTATTATTTCCTATTGGATAAAGATGTAAGTTACATCCGTGAGGCATACCCTAGCGCAGCTACAACGGCTCAACCCAAATACTATGCATTGTTTGGAGGTCAAGTGGCTGATGACGCAGAACTTAGGTTTATATTAGGGCCGACGCCTAACAGTGCGTACAGTTTAGAGCTTCAGTATTTCTATTATCCAGAGTCTATTGTTACTGCAGGACAGACATGGTTAGGTGATAACTTTGATTCCGCTTTATTGTGGGGTTCAATTGTTGAAGCGTATCACTTCTTAAAAGGTGAACCTGACTTGTTAATCGCATACCAAAAACGTTATGACGATGCCTTAGCCCTGCTGAAAATGTTGGGTGACGGGAAAGAGCGTGGTGATGCCTATCGTGACGGTCAAGTTAAACTGAAGGTGATGTAAGATGAGCTTAGTTCAGACACAAACCACAAGCTTTAAGGTTGAGCTGCCACAAGCAGTACACAACCTATTAACGGATAACATTTACATCGCCCTGTATACAGCTGATGCAAGCTTAGATCAAACCACAACAGTGTATACAGCAACGGGTGAAGTGGTTGCGTCAGGATACACTGCAGGTGGACAGAGGCTCTTGTCTCCAAGCATCGGGTCATCAGGCGGTACAGCCTACGTAGATTTTGCAGATCCTTCATGGAGTGCGGCTATTACAGCACGTGGAGCATTAATCTATAATGCAAGTAAAAGTAACAAGTCTATTGCAGTGCTGGACTTCGGTGCAGATAAATCATCGACACAAACATTCGTTGTGACTTTTCCAGCTAATACTGCAGATAGCGCGATATTGCGGTTTTCAAATTAAGGACATCATAGATGGCTAACACATACTCCTCAAGCTTACGGCTGATTATCCAGCAAGACGGGACCAACCAAGGTACTTGGGGTGGTTATACCAACACGAATATTGCCTCCTTAATCGAACAAGCGATTACAGGCGTAGGTGCTATTACCGTGTCAGGTTCATCTAACTATACGCTGACTGTAACCAATGGTGCTTCTGACGAGGCTCGTAATGCTGTATTAAACATAACAGGCACACTAACTGCGGCGATCAATGTGATCTGCCCTACTGCGGCTAAAACCTATGTCGTTAAGAACGACACAACAGGTGGGTTTGCTATTACATTAAAGACTTCAGCAGGTACCGGTATTTCCGTGCCTAATGGAAAAACTATGATGTTGTATTGCAACGGCACTAATGTTGTTTCTAGCATTGATTATCTAGCTGGTACATCCACAAGCGCAACAAACATTGTCGGCGGTGCAGCGGGATCAATCCCCTATCAATCAGGGTCAGGAACTACATCTTTATTAGCAGCCAGCACAAACGGGTATGTCCTAACTCTATCTGGCGGTTTACCCTCATGGGCTTCTCCCACTGCAACAGGTGTTACAACATTTAGTGCAGGAACCACAGGATTAACACCGTCAACAGCATCATCGGGAGCTGTTACGTTAGCAGGAACGCTGGCAGTAGCTAATGGGGGCACAGGTGTAACTACATCAACTGGTACGGGTAGTGTAGTGCTTTCCGCATCACCGACATTCACAGGTACAGGTAACACAGCAACGTGGAACATGACTACACCACAATATAGTGGTGTTGCTATGTCTCGGATAGTCCAAGGTACTGCCGTTGCTACCACATCCGGCACAGCGATTGACTTTACGGGGATTCCAAGCTGGGTTAAGCGTATTACTGTGATGTTTAATGGTGTTAGTACAAATGGCACTAGCAACATTCAAGTGCAACTGGGTGCAGGGTCTATCACCACGTCTGGGTACGCATCGACAAACACTTCGGGGAACGCCGGAGTTTCAACAATTTCCGCAACATCTGGACATATTGCTTGCGCCCAAATCTCTGCGGGAAGCCTAATCAACGGCCACGTTATTTTTACAAGCGGGTCAGCAAATCTTTGGATTGGCTCAAGTGTTTTGCTTGCGACAGGCGCAATAGGTTATAGCATTGCTTCTTCAAATCTAGCGCTTACTGGCACTTTAGACCGCATCCGTTTAACCACAGCCAACGGCACAGATATATTCGATGCTGGTTCTGTCAATATTTTGTACGAAGGATAAAACATGCGATTTGAATACAACATCGAAACAGGTGAAACAACGGAATACCCAGATGCGCCATCATCACCGCAAACGTCTGTAGAAGTAATTACTGTATCTATGCGCCAATGCCGTCTAGCCTTACTGCAAGAAAATCAACTTGACGATGTTGAAGCATTGATTACAACTCGTGAACAGCTAATCTGGTGGGATTACTCAACTATTGTAGAAAAACATAATCCAATGGTTCAGGGTATAGCTACAACGTTAGGATGGACACCTGAATATTTAACTTCACTTTTTGAGCTAGCGAACACGCTATAGTTAGTATTGATCAATAACCTCGGTATAGAACAATGAATAAATTTATAGAAATTATCACTCAACCCTCAACATGGCGCGGGTTTGTTTGGATATTAACTGCTATCGGTATTAACTTAAACCCTGAGCAGTCACAGGCAGTTATCACTGCAGGTATGGGCGTAGCCGGCATCATAGGCGCGTTTACTTCGGATAAATAATGCAGTTATCAGAACACTTTACGCTTAAAGAGCTTGTAGAATCAGATATCGCTGCGCGGTTGGGTATAGACAATACACCCCCTGCTTATGCTGTTGAGAACTTAAAGCGCCTATGCGCAGTACTAGAAGAGGTGCGTCATGCAGTTGGGAAACCTATTCGTATATCTAGCGGATACCGTTGTCTCAAAGTTAATCATGCAGTGGGGAGTAAAGACACAAGCCAGCATGTAAAAGGTTGTGCGGCTGATATTAAAGTTAAAGGCGTTACTGTTGATGAATTAATGAAAGTAATTATCGGGGCTGGTATAAAATTCGACCAACTAATCCATGAGTTTGATAGCTGGGTGCATATCAGTGTGCCGAATACGCCGGCAGATAAACCTCGACACTCTATGCTTATCATAGACCGTGCGGGTACTAGACCTTACGAGGGGTAAACCGTGATAAAAAAGCTGGTCTACAAGAGTGGAGTTAACCGCGAAAACACCCGTTTTTACACAGAAGGGGGCTACTATGACTGCGATAAAATCCGCTTTCGTCAAGGTACGCCTCAAACTATCGGTGGTTGGGAACAGATCTCGCCCTATAGATACTTAGGTGTATGTCGCTCGTTATGGAACTGGGAAACACTTAGCTTCATTAACTTTACTGGTGTTGGCACTAACTTAAAGTTTTATATCATGCAGGGTGGTGGGTACTACGACATCACACCTATCCGTTCACAGCAAGCTTTATCAAACCCATTCACTGCATCAAACGGCTCAACCACTATTGCGGTTAACGCAGTAGCACACGGTGCTATTGACGGTGACTTTGTGACTTTCAATGGGGCAACGGGTTTAGGGGGTAACATCTCAGCGGCTGTGCTTAATGATATAGGTTTCCAAATTACCTATGTTGATGCTGATAACTACACAATCACAGTAAGTACACCTGCTAGTCCTGCAGATACGGGGCACGGTGGCACAGCGGTCAATGCTGTTTACGAAATCCATGTAGGTGCCGAAACCGTTGTGTCTATGTCAGGATGGGGCGCTGGCGCTTGGGGTTCAGGCACTTGGGGTTACAGCTTAACTTCTAATAATCCTATGCGGTTGTGGTCACAAGGCAACTTTGGTGAAGACTTAGTTTTCGGTCCTCGTGGTGGGGCGATGTATTACTACAATGCAAGCCAAGGCATTAACCCGATTTCTGCGACGATTTCTATCGCGTCACCTGCTGTCGTTAGCGCTATTAATACATTGGTCGACTATGATCCTGTGTGCTTTACAACGACTGGTGCTTTACCTACAGGACTTACTGCAGGTGTGACTTACTATGCACGTAACGTAACAGGTACTCAATTTAACGTATCAGCTACACCAACAGGTGCTTTGATTACTACAACAGGAACCCAGTCAGGCAGCCAAGCGCTATCTATTAGAGGTGTAGCATTAACTTCACTTTACGGAGCTTCAAGTGTACCGGTTGTTCAAAATTACCTCATGGTCTCCGACATTTATCGGTTTGTGTTTGCTTTTGGTTGCAACGATTATGGTAGCACTGACCAAAACCCATTGTTGATTAGGTGGTCAGACCAAGAAGATGTGACAAACTGGACTC